TCCTAAACCGAGGTTTGTGCGAGCGTCTTCTGCCTTCGTTGCACCGGTACCGCCGTCAGCAACAGCCAGCGCACCGTTACTCCCTTTCTGCGCCAGTTTACCGATGCCGGGGATGGTTACTGACTTGCCGTTGATGGTTACAGTGATGCTCTGATTTGCTGATGTGGTGGCGAAGGTCTCCCACGCACCGATATTCTCGTCATACTCGTTAATGAGCTGAGACATCGCCTGCGCCAGGCCATCGACAGAGATATTGTCTGATACCAGAATGCCGTATTTCTGGCCGCTCAGCGCCGGGGAAGCAGCTGGCGTAACCGTCAATGACGTGGCGCTGTTCACGGATGAAATCTGGAACAGCTGGACCGGGTTAGACATGACGATAATCGTCTGGCCAGCGCGAACCTGGCTGGCCGGTGCCGTCCAGTTTGTGCCAGTGCCGGTTGCGGTATTTCCGTTAATAGCGATAGTGCCAGTATTATAAAGCATAGGTACCTCTTAATTAATTGATTGTTATAAACGATCAATAACTAAATATTTATTCGCACAAACGATCTGAATAATTAATGTTTATTTGTGAATATGTGCATTCTACTAATTAATGGAATGTAAAAATGAAAAAGAACTATTTATCGATGCTTATAGGCGTGACGTTATTGTCAATTTCATCACTGTCTGTAGCTTCAGAAGCGGGACACACATCCAATCCTGGATATGGCGATGGTGGAACAGCACAGAAACGCCAGATTGACGCCTGTGTTAACGCGAATACATCCACTGTCACGTCTTACGATAATGTCTCACACGTTAAGCCATGTACTGGTGGCGTCTCTTACAAAGACAGAGAACTCCCGGCCCAAAAAATTAAAGCACCATTCAAGTAAAATAAATAAAGCCCCATCAGGGGCTTTATTTTTATGACGCGGAAAATGAACCTGAACCACGTGCAATCTGCAACACCGGCGATAGAATCTCTTTCTTCGATGCGTTAGTTCCTCCCGACATATCATTTACGCTTATTGATGCAGTCACTACCTGTTTCGTAATACCGCTTTTCGCAAAAATCACCGGGACCGCGACAGCGTTGGTTGTATTTCGGCTTGAACAGGTTACCCACTGATAATCCTTTGTGGTTCCGTCGATGGTCACTGATATCCGCGCAGTGGCATCATCTCCAGATACGCCATATATCAATACAACCGCTGATACAATTACTGTCTTGGGCTTGCTGGTTCCGGTTGTATCCGTATAAGTCAGATTGGTCGTTACACCTCCTGAGCCTGATTTGGATTTATCCAGACCGACACCTGCGTTAACCACATCACCGACAAAATTCTCAGCCTCCACTGTCCCCCTGAATGAGCCACTGGTTGCCGTCACTTTCCCGGTAAACTCCCCGTTCGTGGCGTAAACCGTTCCACGCACGGTGACATTATTGAACACGGCATAACCGGATTTGTTTATGTGCCAGCCAACGTTTCCGGTTCCATCCCAGGTTGTCGACTGGATGTAGTTGCCGAGTTTGAGGTTGCCGATTGTCCCGTCACCAATGAGCGTTTCCCGGATGATGGTCTGCCCGTTCTGAATAACAAACGGAAGCGTAACCGTGGCTCCGGCGTACTGGGTCACAGCAAAACGGTCAGCCAGAAAAATAACCTGCGACTGCATGCCACCAGGGGTATTCTCCACGCCGATCCCCATCCCCGCCGCGTAATACTGGCCGTTGCTGGATAACCCGACCTTGATGCTATACATCGCCTTCAGGTCGCCATTCACGTTGGCAATTGCCTCGGCATTGGTGGTAATCGCAGAAGTGTGGCCATTAACGGTCGCCGTGATGCTGTTTACCTGCATGGCCATAGCCTGCTGATAGTCCGAAAACGTCTGGTTCAGGCTATTGATTGACGCTTTGTTGCCGTTCACGTCCGTCTGAAGACTCAGCAGAGAGCGTGCCGTTGCCTCCTTCTCGTTAACGATCACCTCATCAATGCGGTCCAGCTGCGCGCTGTTACCGGCAACCGAAGCAGACAGAGTTTTACGCGTGGCTACCTGAGCCAGGTTTCCCTGGATAATAGCGATTGCCGAGTTCTTCACCCCGCCAGTCATGCCGTCCATGGACACACTGATGTTATCGATGCGCTGGCCCAGCGCGGTATCAGCCGTCGCCACGGTCTGCTCAAGCTCCGAGAGAGAGGACGACACATCACCAATCGTGCTCGAAAGCTCATTAACGCTGGTCTGAACCTTCCCGACGTCCTGGGCGTTTTTGGCGATATCCTTCGCATGCTGCTCAAGTTCATCATTGGCCTGTTTGATGTCGTCAGCCATGCCAGCAATTTTTTCATTGCTGTCCACCGCGTTCTCGATCAGGTCTTTGAACGTTTCAGAGCCTTTCATATCCTCCAGGATTGCATCGGTAATATCTGAAACATCGATGCTGGCCTGCCCGCGCACCCAGTCTGTGTACCCTGATTCGTTGCCGCTGCGGTCCACCAGCTGCGCGCGGTACCAGAAAATCTGCCCAGCCTTCAGGCCCATCTGCTGATATTTGCGCTGCGGGTAAGGCACATCGGCCAACAGCATCGCATCGTCTTCGGTACCGGTTAGGCTGTACTGAATTTCCGTTTTCAGCGTGTCGTCGGTATTCGCAGGAAATCCCCAGTTCAGTTCGATACCGAATACAACGTTCTCAGAAGCAATGAAGCCAACCGGCTTTGGTGGATTGCCCACTTTACCCGTCAGCATTTTCTCTTCTGAATAGCCCCACCCGGATGAAATTTCTGCGGCATTGATTGCGCGCACGCGCACCAGGTAGCGCCCGGCATAAATCCCCGGGACGTCGAACGACGTGGTGGAGCTGCGCGGCACGTTGACCCAGTTCCCGTCGTTGCGGCGCCATTGCGCTTCATAGGCGATAGCGTTCTGCGCCTGGTCCCAGCTCACGCGCATCGTTTCGACACTGATATTTTGCTGCACCACAGAAAACGAGCTGATCACAATGTTCGCAGGCGGCGACTGGTTGCCCGGCGGGATCACACTCACCGGCCGCTGGTCAATGATGGCTCCGGTATCAATGCGATCGAATTTATCCGGATCGTGATTTGCACCGACGATTGTGAACGTGCCGTCATTATTATCAGTTACCGTAATAACGCGATATTGCTGCGCGTAGAGCTCATCAGACTCAATGACCCATACGGCCTCAGCCACAGGCGTTTCGCTGTAAGCGATCGTAACGGTCACTTTATTGCCCGTTATAGACTGAATGGTGCGTGACTGCGAAACACCCGATGGAAGATTGACAATCATCCTGTCGGCTGCCGAAGCATCCGGCGCCCTGTCCAGCGTCAGCACGCGTCCATTCACCGCAGAGATACGGCCGCCCAGGTCGCGCCCGGAGAGATTTCGGTCCGCTACAGCGATTACATAGCCAGGCTGTGGAATGTTGCCATCTTCCCCTACATTGAAAGTAACAACGCGATCTTTGTTGTTGGTGAGGATCCCCCATCGCCCTTTCCGATTCGCTTCCGACTGACGGGTACAACCGATCGCAGTTATCTCAAGTTGATTAAACCCATAACGCGCAACCAGCGCCTGCTCAAAAACAGGCTCCATCGCATCAGAATAAGCGTTATCAGGATCAGACCAGGACACCAGCGCATTGGTGTAACGGTTCTTTGTAGTGCTGCTGGAATAGGTAAAGCGTCCATCAATAACGTTCGCATGCGTGTATGTAAAATCAACATCTCTCGGCATGTCCGCCAGAGCCACAATCTGGTCGTCGCCCCAGTAGGTCATCCCACGGAAGATGGCAGCAAAATCACGCAGGACCGTATAAGCGTCGTTGCGTTCCTGTATGTACACGTTGCAGGTATAGCGTGGTTCGGTACCACTTCCGCCTTTGCCGTCCGGTACCATTTGATCGCAATACTGTGCAACCTGGTAGAGCGTCCATTTATCTATATTGGCCGTTGTAAGACGATCCCCAAGTCCGAAACGGTCGCTAACCACCAAGTCGTAGAAAATCCATGCAGGGTTATCGGTCCAGGCCCATTTAAATGTCCCAGCCCACGTACCGCTATAAGTGCGGGTTTCGGGGTCATAAGTATCCGGTACGCGGATAACGCGGCCGCGGGGCTCGCAGGAGATCTGCGGGATAGAGCCGTTAAACTGGCTAGAATCGAATTCGATATAAAGCAGCGCTGTGTTTGGATAGCGTAATTTGGCGTCAATTACCTCGGTGAAGCTCTGCAGCATCATCGTGTCGCCGATCTTCGCGCTATTGGCATCAGACGTAATCTTACGGAGTCGGATTGTCCAGGTACTGCCAGCCTGAGGTAAATCAATACGGTGGCTGCGCTCGTAACCTGACGTCGTTTTGCCGGTCACGCTGGTATTGAGTACCGTCTGCCATGTGCCGCCGTCCGTCTGCAGGTCAATCGCATAATTAACCGAGTAACCGACCAGATCGCCGTCGTCCTCCTGCTTGAAAAGCGAAGGCCATTTCAGGCGCAGGCGAACAGCTGAAAGTTGCGTATTGGTAAACGTGCGCGTCCACGCTGTAGCGCTCGATACCTCAGTTCCCACGTTGATTTCGTTTTCGGTACCGGGGATCCCTTGAATGTATTTTTGTGCCTGAGTGCCTGGCCGAAACTCCCACGTTACACCACCGAAGTTCTGGGAACCGTCAGCATTCTCCAGAGCCGTTCCGTCGAGGTAGATATCTTTCGCCGTCAGCTGCCCTGCAAATTCCCCCTCTCCTAGTGCAATGAGGATTTTTGCCTTTGCTACAGATTGCAGATCATCAGGCTGTTCGGTAGGGGTTCGGGAACTTGAGCTGCCGCCCTTGCGGCCTTTTATAGCGATTGCAGTTGCCATATTGCGCCCATAAAAAAAGCCACCCGAAGGTGGCTTATTTCTGAAGAAAATTAGTTAGATGGTTGTTTCGCTAAATGGGTTTACAAAGTCAGCTTCAGCTTTGAAAAACTGACAATCGCTTGAAGTGGTTACTGATACAGGAAGACCGTTATCTTCTACGTCATATAGCTTGGAATATTTATCAGAAACCTTTCCTGTTAAGTCCTCTCGGCAAATAACATCTTCGCCACGTGTTACTATCACTTTCGCATTTCCACCGATTAAAATTCCCTCATCGACTCGATGCAGTCCTGAAATGGTCAGTCTCAAGTATTTTTTCATTGTTGATCCTCCACATAAATCCCGGCAGAAATAATCGCGCCGCCGATTCGCCGGCGGCCATAAAGAAGTGGTACCGGATTTCCCTGGGCTGTCGTGTTTGTTACACCACCAAAGGCGTAGCTGGCTTGGTTATCCGCAGATTGCTTACTGGCGAGCCCGGTTGTCTGTGGAGAAAGCATCTGGACTACGCCGCCGATCGCCATTGATGCCCCAATCCCCGCCACAGCTCCCCATCCACCAGCGAAAGCGGTACCACCAATCCCGATCGCGGCCCCTCCCGTGAAGAACGCAGCAACAGCGACAAGGGCAACCCCGAGGATTGTCTGAAATACCCCGGCTCGCTTACTGCCGATGATCACCGGCGCGATGCGGATTTCCTCTGTGCTCCTGTCCATACTGAGCTCATCGTTTAAGAGGTTTCGTTTCCCGCTGAATACCGCATAAGTTAAACCTCGTTGCTTACTGGTATTCAGGAAATGCTCAAAACCCGGCACGATAACGCTCAGGGCGCGGATGGCCTCTTTAGGTGAAGCTACTGATAAACGATATTCACGCCCGAAAGTGGCGCCTAGCACGCCGTACAATCGAATTGTGCGGACCGGCTCAACATTGAGTAATGCAGCCATTTTTCCCCCATAAAAACTGCCACAGGCGGTTATCAGAAACAGTCTTTAAAGCGCAGTATTTT